CGATGAGCACAATCTTTGGGAAGTGCTTGGCTGCTTACGATGGCTGCGCTTGGCTGCTACCTACGAGGTTGACACGGAAATTATGCACATGATATTCCGTGTCGTCGAAGGACAATGGGAAGGAGGCAGATGGGTAGAAGGCAGCGGAGGTTTAGCCTTTGACGGAATGAGAGGCAAGACACATTATCGTCTGACCAACTTTCAGGTGTGGGCCTTCACCTCACTTTTTGCTCTTTACTGCTGGGTGCCAACTGATCGTAGCGGTGACGACCCAGACCTCCAGCTCGCTGAGACCGAACAAATCAACCCCGACGATGGAATGGTTTATGATCGCCGACGCTTATGCACCGACTTTATCTTTTTTTGTCCCAGGAAGGTAGGTAAGACATGGTTTGCCGCTGTGGTTGACGTGCTCATCTTTATGCTTCTGGGCGATTACAACTCACAGCTGGCTATGTGCGCCAACAGCGAGGATCAGTCCAAGATACTCTTTGAGAAGTTCAAGAGTCTGCTTCTCAACCTTGACCCAAAAGGTAAGCGTATCAGGACCACCACAAAAGTGGCCAACTGGCGTCCATTTCAGATAAGGGCATGCGAAGCAATCGCCTTCAGTTCCGGCGGTGAGAAGAAGGATGGATTCTTTGCTGAAGTCGTCAATGGCGACGAGTTCGGAAGCGCGGCATACATCAATCACCGTTGCTCAATGTCTGAACTTCTCAATGTGATGTACTCCAGTATGGGACCACGCCGTCAGCCATTGCGTCTCATCACTACTACTGCCGGCCACGCCATTCAAGGCCCCTTCCAGAATGAGCTGGAAGGCGTCAAACAACTACTTGAAAATGAAATGAACTATGAAACAGCCTGAACAAATCAACTAATTAAAGAAAAGTATGTTACACTATGTAGATCTGTTCTGCGGAGCAGGCGGCACTACGACAGGTGTCGAGCAGGCTCATATCAATGGCGTCAAGTGCGCCGATGTTATAGCCTGCGTCAATCATGATCCACACGCCATTGCTAGTCATCTGGCCAACCATCCAGGAGCCAAGCACTATACCGAAGATATCAGGACGCTTGATATTGGTCCTTTGGCAGAGATTTGCAACATGGTACGACATCAACACCCCGATGACTTCATAGTATTATGGGCCTCCCTGGAGTGCACTAACTTCTCCAGGGCCAAAGGTGGCCAGCCTCGTGATGCAGACAGCCGAACACTGGCTGAGCATCTGTTCCGGTATATTGAAGCAATCAAACCGGACTACATCGAGATTGAGAACGTGGAGGAGTTCATGTGCTGGGGAGAGCTGGACGCGGACGGTCATCCGGTCAGCAAGCATCGTGGCAGCAGTTACATCAAATGGATCAAAAGCGTGCAGAGCTATGGTTATGACTTTGACTACAAGCTGCTCAACGCTGCTGACTTTGGAGCATACACCAGCCGCCGTCGTTACTTTGGTTTATTTGCCAGACACGGTCTGCCTATTGCTTTTCCTGAGCAGACCTTTGCTAAGTATGGCGACCAGGGAGGAATGTTCAGTCAGTTCAAGAGATGGAAACCTGTACGCGAGGTGCTTGACCTGAATGATGAGGGTGAAAGTATATTCCTTCGTCGGAAGCCTTTATGTGAGGCTACGCTTGAGCGCATCTATGCCGGTCTGATCAAGTTTGTTGCTGGTGGTAAGAAGCAGCATGAGGCATGGATCTTGAAGTACAACTCAATGAACAGGGACAACCATCATAATGCTCCGTCCATTGATGAGCCATGTCCTACTGTTGCCTGTCAGAACCGCTTAGGTCTGGTGAAGTGCCAGTTCCTGTCAAAGCAGTTTGGCGGAGATCCATCAGGCAAGAACATCGACCTGGAACAACCAGCCGGCACCGTGACCTGCAAGGATCATCACGCTTTGGTTTCATCCAAGTTCATTACTGAATACTACGGTGGATCTAATCACAACCATAGCATCGAGGAGCCGGCAACGACTGTGACGACAATGGCACGCCATGCGTTTGTATCGGCCTTCTATGGTCGAGGCTTTAATAGCAGCGTAGATGGACCTGCGCCAACCGTAACAACAAAGGACCGGATGTCTTTAGTGCAGACTCAGTTCATAGACAATCAATATGGCGCAGGTACTCCGTCATCAGTAGATGCGCCATCGCCTACGATAGTCAACAATCCAAAGCAACGTCTGGTGACCTGCAGGACTTGGCTCATGAACACTAATTTTAAAAACGTTGGTTCCAGTCTGGATGCTCCAGCTCCGGTGATCACAGCCAACAGGAAGCATCATTACATTCTGAATCCTCAGTTTGCATCTGATGGCGGCTCGATAGATAAACCTTGCTTTACCTTGATAGCTCGTATGGATAAGCGTCCGCCGTATCTGATCAGTACGGAGCAGGGAGCCACGGCTATCCTAATCTATCAGGATGATAGCCCGACCACCCGCAAGATCAAGGAGTTTATGGCGGCTTACAACATTGTGGACATCAAGATGAGGATGCTCAACATCACTGAGCTGAAGCGCATCATGGGATTCCCCCAGGACTATAAGTTAGTAGGCAGCCAGGCCGAACAAAAGAAGTTTATTGGAAATGCCGTTGAGGTTGGTATGAGCCGCGTTTTGTGCGAGGCGCTTTCCAATCATCTTCAGAAGGTTGCGGCATCTTAGAACAATAATCACTAATTAAACAATACGAACTATGAACCTCTTTAGAAGACAAAAACGAACCCAACACACCCTCAGCCCTGTTAAGACAGTAAGCATTCAAGCCCCTCCATCGCCACGGCAAAAGGTTGAGGGGGCTTTGCAAGAGCTTAGCAAACAAGGAGCCATCTATGATGTCACCTTCAATGGCATCCGTTATCAGAGATTTGTCGCAAATCCAAAATCACCTATTGCAATCAACGAACAATGACACAAGAAGAAATCAGAAACGACTACCAGGAACGTAGTCTGACAGCCAACTCACGCGCCCTGCTATTGGTATGGGTACTCATCGGATTATTTGCACTGCAACTCATTTTGGGCACGTCTTATGCGCAGCTCAATATCGGATTTGCCGGTGCATGCACTTATTTGATTCTCTCCACTATCCAGTCTTGCTTTCAGTCTTTGGCATGCTGGCGATGTCTGGTTGATTGTGAGAACTTCAGCAGGGATGCAATTATGGATAAATATCCCGATTATATCAGGAATGTGGCATGGATAATATACTTGACTAAGATGGCGGTGATAATAGCCACCACCATTTATGTGATTTGGAAGTTTTTAATATAACAGACAAAAGTTTTGGAACTATGAAAAAAGAAATTACAGTTAAGGGTATCTCGCTAAAATGTGATGCCTGTGGTGAATTTATTGAGCTAAGTGACTTAGAGGGCGCAGCTTTTATTGTTGGTGACAACGACGGCTCTGAAATAGAGAAACAGGCCACCGAAGATGAAGGGTGGCTGGTGGTTGATGGCCGTCATTACTGCCCCAACTGCTGGGAACGTCAGAGTGACGGTACCATCAAGACAAAGGATGGCAGGTTCTATGATGGTGTGACGCTCCAGGATATAACCCCTTGGACTCCCAACCTGGTACATATCAAGGTGGAGATTTCACGTCCGCTGGACTTTAACAGCGAACACTACGAGGCCATTGATTTAGGCTTGCCTTCGGGTCGTAAGTGGGCCGACCGCAACCTAGGTCAGTCGCTGATTGATGATCTAGAGGATTATGGATTCCTGATGGATTTTGACTCAGCCCAAGAGTTTTCGCTTCCTGAAGGCTGGCACATACCAACCAAGGAGGACTTTCAGGAGCTTTACGATAACTGCGACCATGAGTGGATTGATGACAACGGTTTACGTGGCATGAAATTCATTAGCAAGAACGGCAACAGCATATTCCTGCCGGCAGCCGGATATACCTGGTTTGATGATGAAGATCACGGCACGACGCTCAGCAACCGAGGCACGTACGGGTACTACTGGTCTTCCAGTTACTACTCGGCCACGGACGCCTACGGCCTGGGCTTCAGTTCAGAAGGTGTGAATCCGCAGAACGGCTACAATCGCAGGTTCGGCTTCAGCGTTCGCGCGGTTCAGTAACTTGTCTTACTTGGAACCTTTACCCCACAATGGCGGTCATGCCCGCCGTCCCCAGACGGCAGCATGACCGAACCCTTTTAAACACTCTGAATTATGAAAGGAATTTTGAAAGACCCGCTGGACCGTCAGTTTGCTGTCATCCTCTGCCCAGACGCATGGGAGGAGGATGAGGACACCATACTGAATGCCAGCAAGAATCTGATCCGCAAGTGTAATCCTCATGTGGGTATCACGGTGCAACCCGATTTCTACCAGCGTCAAATTGCTGAGGCCCGCAGGAAGGAGGATTATCGAAAAGAATTTGTCACCAAACTCTTCAATGTATTCTCATCGGAACGTAAAGTGACTTGGCTCCAAGGTAAGGACATCAAGCCGCTCCAGATACACCATCGCATTGACGAGTTCAAGGCTGCCGATGGGTGGCTGGTGTTCTGCGGCATGGACTTCAGTCAGGGCGACGACCTACACACCATCAGTTACCTGGCAGTGAACACCAACCCCAACTGGCAAGGCCCCAAGTTCTTTGCGGACTTTAATGCCTGGGTAAGCCGCGACACACTGAATCGCATCAGCATCAAGCCACTTTATGACCAATGGATTCTCCAAGGATGGCTGCACGTATGCGAGAGCAAGGTATTTCAACCTTCCCTCCTGACTGCCCGCGCCATGGAGCTGACTGCCGCCGGAGTCAACATCGCTTGCTTTGGATATGACCCATATCAGTCCAAGCAAGTGGTGAACGACCTGGGCGCATGGATTTTCTCGACCACCGGCCTCGATCCCAAGAACTACATACTGCCAGTGCGTCAGAACTTCGCGTCCTACAACCCCG